CTTTCTATTGTTTCTTCTGTTAGCCTTAATAATCTAGATTTTTCTTCTTCCAAATTAATCACTCCTTTCTTTTAAGAGTTTTAATATTTCTTCTTGATTCTTTAATATTTTTTTAAGATACATTTCATCTTGAACCTGTAGTTCTTGCATTAAGTCGCTATTATTAAAATCTTTAAATAATATTTCTAAACTTAATGCTTGCAATATTAAAGATAAATTATTTATTGTGTTGTTCATTACTTATTCAATCTGCTTATGCTGAATGTGGCGTTGGTAATAATTGCTTGTGTAGTTGCTATTGGCGTTGTAGGATCTGTTGGTGTTGGCACACTTGATACACTTTGAACCGATATATTTGTAGTTCCTCTAGGGCATACTCTTAATTTTTTATCAAAAGAAATAGTTTCATAATCATCAGCTGCTGCAATTGTTACTGCTCTTACTGTGTCTGGAATCATGACACCATCCTGAAATAACGCAATGGCAATGACACCAGGAGTAGCTGTACTTACAGAAGCACTAAACTCTACATCATAATATCCTGTGTAGCCATTTCCAAATATTTTAAAATTAGGATTGCCATTTGAATAATCTAACCATCCACAGCATGAAGCACATCTAGTTCTTATATCTGTTTCATCAAAAGTTATTGGACTTGCATTACTTGGCAAAGCAAGTGGCTCATTAATTATAGTTTCTATCATTTTAATTCTCCTTTCATAAATAAAGAGATAGTACTTGCCTATCTCTCGTTTTCCCCTTATAGGGAAAATCACTTTCCTGATGTCAGGAAGGTGTTAGCAAGTTCTCGTAATCGAGTTTGTTGTATTCAACTCATGCTATTAAATAAATTGACTTGTTGTTCCGCTACATCCACATCCATATCCATTGTTACAACTGAATATTCTTGTGTTTCCGTAGACAGGCACTGTATCAATAGGGCAATTTTTCAATTCTTGGTAAATATTTGACACTATTGATTGTGTTTGTGCTAACTGACTTGCTTGTAAATCTTTCATTAGAATTTGTCTATTTAACTCTTCTATCTTATCTTGTTTTTCATCTAATCTATCTCTAAAGATTTCATCAATTATCTTTTGAGTATTAGCTGTTTGATTTACAAGAATATCCTGACCGATTTGTCTTAACACTTCACGATCTGAGCAGTTTTCACTTATAACAGTTGCCTTTAAATCTTGTGTAGCAAGCTTGTTATCACAGCAACATTGTGCTAATTGGCTTTGTAAGTTAAACGCAGTATTCATGTTTGCCATTTGTCTATTTGCAGCAGCTATTTCAGCATTGTAAGCAGTTGTATTAATTGCACTTGTTATATCATTTCCTGTGTTACATAATTGGTTAGATAAAGAATAAATACCACTATTTACTGTGTCTAATTGATTACTTAAATGCAATGTGTCAAAACCATTGTTTGTGTTTTGCATTATTTCTTTTTGCCCATTAGATAACCAAGCGTATCCATTGTCAAATCCGTTGTTTCCAAAGAATCCTCCATTGCCTCCCCAGTTTCCATTACCAAATAATAAAGCAAATAATAGTAATGCCCATATTCCGTCTCCGCCTAAGAAGCCTCCGTTACCAAATCCGCCGTTATTTCCATACATTACTGGATATGGATAGAATCCGTTACCATTTGTAGTAGCTAATTCTACAGTTGGGGTTATTCCGTTTCCGTTCATCATCTCACCTCTCTTTCTTTTATTATTTAAATCTTTTGACTTAATATTCAAAATATGTTATAATGAATATGTCGAGATAAGCAAGAAGATTTATATAAGCACGAGAAATTATCTCGACAATAAACTCTTGTGCTTGTATAAGTCTTTTTGTTTTCTCTAGAAAGGAGATATTATGCAAGAAGAAGTATGGAAAGATATACCAAATTATGAAGGGCTATATCAAGTAAGTAATTTAGGCAGAGTAAAAAGTTTGCCACGAAAAACTAATAATCAATATTGTAATGGCTTAATTATGAAAGCACATAATAGTTATGGATATTTAAAATTACAATTAAAAAAGAATAATAATTACAAGTGGTTTTTTATTCATAGATTAGTTGCACAAGCATTTTTAAACAATTATAGCGATGCGTTGCAAGTTAACCATAAGAATGGCATAAAAAATGACAACAAAGTAGAAAATTTAGAAATGGTTACTGCTAGTCAAAATCAATTGCATTCATATAGAATATTAAAAAATATTCCTTCTATGAAAAACCGTTTTGGTGAAGAACATGTTAGAGCTGTTAAAATTAATCAATATACTAAGCAAATGAAACATATTGCCGCTTGGAATAGCATAATAGATGCTAGTAAAAAATTAAACATTAATGCAAGTTGTATTTGCAATGTACTTAAGCGTAGAAGAAAAACTGCTGGTGGTTATGTTTGGGAATATGCTGATAAATAGCATATTTTTATTTTGTGTCTATTTCATTTTGTGCTTTACTTAACACATCTTCTGGTATTCCAAATTGTTTTGCTTTTGCAAACAAATTGTTTCTCTGTTCTGGCGTATAATTTTTTGTAACTTGTTTTAACAATTCCATTGGGTTATTTTGATTTTTTTGAGCTTGTTCTAGGAACTGAAACATTTGTGGATTCTTCGCACGAATTTGATTCATCATCATCATTACTATTTGATTTTGCATTTGTTCTTACTTCCTTTCTTAATTGTTCAACTTGTAATTGCAAACTTTCTATCAATATATCTCGTTCGTCTTTTGGTATTATTTCTTCTAATGTGTATGTTTTTATGTCTCCTTTTGCGTTTTTTAGCCACATTTGAGAAAAATCTTTAGTGAAAAATGGTGTTTCTGTTGAAACGTATTCCTTACTCACTTCATCTATTGTCGCCGCGTATTTTATAGTTGACGCAGTAGGTGTAAGTTGAAATGTTTGATTTATGCTTGGTTGTTGTACTGGCTGTTGCATTTGAGCTTTTATTTTTTCTAGTTCTGCCATTTGATTATTAATTCTGTCTATTTCTGCTTGTCTATTATATGGGTTCATATAATTATACATAAATACATCTCCTTATATAGAAAAAAGAGAGTTAGTAAACCACACTTGTTTTAAAAGCATTTTAAACCATTCTCTCTCCTTTCTGATTATAGAATACAACAAAAAAAAGCTTACAATTTGTAAACCTTTTATAATATTTTTGTAATTTTTTTCTTTAATTTTTGTACCATTTTATCTACAGTATATTCTGTTATATTTAATTTCATTGCTATTTTTATTCTACTGTAGCCTTTTATTTTATATTCTAATAGTTTTGAATATTCTTCATCTAGCATACATTCTTTAACAATATATTCATAATCTGTTTTTGTTAAATCAAAAAAACTCATTTTTTCTTCCAAAATTTCCCACATGTTGGGCAGTGTTTAGGCTTTGTTTTTGACTTTCTATATTTAGTTGTTGTTGTAGTCTTTTGTTTGATTGTACCCATTATTTCCCTCCATTATTTATAGAGCTATTTTTTATTGTACTTACATCTTTTATTTCTTGTTCATTTGTTGTTGTTATTGTTCCTATATCATTTAAAACGTATACTAAATATGCTATTGTTATAAACCATAACCCTAAAATAACTAATATTACTATAAACTGACGTTTGTTTTGCTTCTTATAGTCAGATAACAATTCTAATGCAAGGCTTTGTTATTTTAATTAATTTACTTATTTCTTTACCGACATTATATCATCCCTTAACATATTAATTTCCTTTTGTATGATAAATTGCTATATGTTTTTGCATTTCTTCATCTATTATTTTTTTTGTTTCACTTTCGCTACTTTCTATTTTGTCTAATATCTTTTGCACATTTTTATCTAGTTCATTTAATCTATAATTAATAAGTTCTAGATTTGTTTCTTTTGCATCTTTTACTGCTTTATCTTTTCTATTTAGAACAAAAGTTGCTATTGCTATGGTAATTGATACTATACTTATTATAATTGTTATTTCCATTTTGCCCCTTCTTTCTGATACTCCCACTTAAGTATATCATAATTACCTTATTTTAGCAAATACCCCTATTCACTTCCTTTGTTTAATAAAATATTTTCTTCCCAATCGTCTTGTATAGTAGCAATCCAACCACAATGTACAGCTTTTATACTACCATCTGGTCTATAAAACTTTTGAGCATCCCATCCTTTATATAATTTTATTCCAAAATCTGCTTTTCCTTTGGCTATACTATATCTTAAAACATCACTTACTATCAATATAAAATCAATTTTATTACTTACTAAATATCTTATAAACTCTCTTACCTGACTAAACGGTGGATTTGTAATTACTAAATCATATTTCGAATAATCAATATTTCTCCATTCTTTATCATCACATTTTACATTGTAGTAGCAATCCTTTAAATATTTATAAATGTTACTTTCTTTATTGTCACAAGGGCAAATAATTTTTCTTCCTCTCAAATCATATTTGTGTAGTTCTCTAACACAATCTTTATACATAGTGAAAAATTCATCATCATTAGTTTTTCTTTTGCAAGTCTTTATTTGTTGAGCCATTGTTCACTTCCTTTGTTTAATATGTTTAATAAATTAGTTGAATTTATATATTTATCATAACTTGGTTCACTAATATCGGTTGCAATATCATCTTCTAAATATTCTCCTTCTTTTATTGAATTATTTATATACTCTATTGCTTCTTTTATTATGCTTCTTAATCTATCTATTTCTTGTTGTAAATTATTGTTTTCTTCGATCTTGTTATTAACTTCATTAAGCAATTCTTTTTCCTCTCTTATCATTTCATCATCAACTTTTAATTGTTTGCATAACAATAACTGGAGTTCTACACTGTCTGTTATTTTTTTTAGTCTTTCTTCACTCATGCTATTTCTCCTTTATTACTATCTCATTACCTCTAGCTTCTACTTTTAATTCTTTTGCGTCATCTATTCCTGATTGTTTTACTGTTTTTTTGGATATATGTATAAGATAACTAAACACTTTTTCTTCGCCCTTCATTGTCTTATACTTCATCTTTGTTAATTTCATAATTCCTCCATAACTTCATCTACTATTTGCTCTAAATATTCTTCTACCCATTCTTTTACAAAATCTCTTGTAATTATTAAATGCGGTCTATCTTCCTTAAGAGCTTGCAAACTTCCAATTATATATTCCATTGATTTTGACTCCATCTTTATCCCTCCTATAATTATATTATCATATTATAATAAATTAGTCAATAAAAAAAAGCATAAGTTTCGCTTCTTTTTCAAATACACAACATAATTATTATATCATTACTCATTTGTGTTGTCAATTATTTTTTTCTAAACCATATATAAAGTGCATATAAAACATAAACTATTATTATTCCAAACAAGAAATCTCTCATAACTTTATCCTTTCATTTTTGTACTCCCATTTTATCAGTTTTTTGCCTTTTTTGGTTGTGTCCTCTTCATGTTCTTTCTCAAAATATAAAAGTAAATCTCTTATGTGTCTTAAATTTTCAATGTCAATTTTGCCTTTAAAATTTTCATCTATCATCTCGCTAGTTATTCTATAAAATATTTCTTCATCTTTGTTTTCAATGAGATGCAAATACGGATGAGATGTCTTTCCATTAAGTATAGCTCCGTTGTTAATAACTTCTTTTCCACCCTCTCTTGCTGGTATTATTAAATGATGAAAGCTCAAAACCTCTGGTGATTTGAAGGTATATCCTAAAAAATCACATCCCCATTTTTTTAACTGATATAAATGTATCATTTCTCTAGTTATTGACTTCATCTTATCTTCCCCTTTTCAAATGTTTCCAATGTAGGTGTTATTATTATTGGGTTTCCCTTTTTATCATAATCCACATCTACCCAATAGCAGCTCTTTTCGTTTTTTAATCCCAAAGACCTACTCCAATTATTTTCATCAACTAATGCCCCAACTTGAAAGCAATGCTTTCCCATATAATACATATACATTGAATTATGAAAATGCCCTTGCATTATTATTTTTATTTCAGGATCGTCTATTGTTTCAACATATTTTTGTAATTTATAAGAAATGCTATAAGCTTTCCCCCCAGAGCCGTGATGCATTAAAATCCCAAGATTGCCAAATTTAATTTTAGCTGTATCAGGATTTAAATAAATTAAATCTTCTCTTTCTTTTGAGATTGCTTTACCCATATCAGAGCCACCATTTCTTATGTATGTATCTAAATGATTTCCACCTATAAAATAAGTTTTTAGTTCACTTTTAGGGTAATTATCCACAACATATTTTAAATGTTCATCAAACCCATGACATTTTAGTTCGTATATTTGTTGTGGTCGGTTGGTATAGCATCCATCTAATATGTCTCCACAATGCAATACAGCATTTGTTCCATTTTCTTCTGCTTTGTTGTATAAATATTTTAATATATCAAGCCTGTCATGCTTACAAGCTAAATGTGTATCACTTATAAATAATAATTTAATATGTTTTGTGTTTGTTGGTATTTGATATGTTTCGTCTTTTTGTATAGGCTTTTTTATTTTTAATATTTCGCCATTTACATAATCTATAAGTTCTCCATCTTGTTTTAATAATTCCATTAATCCCAAGATTTCATAGTCCTTTAATTCTAACATCTCGCATATTTCTTCAAAACTTTTTTTCTTGCCTATTAATATTTTAAGTTTTTTCTTTAGTTCTTCTGTCACTTACATAACCTCCTAAATTCTTCTTCTTCAAAATCCCCATTTAATACTTCCCATAATCTTTCTCTTTGCCAATATTGTATATTCTCATACTCAAATACTTGTCTTTTTAACCCCCTTAATATTTCCACTTTTTGCTTTATATTTATGCACAAAAAAGGTGATAAAAACCCTATATATTGAGCCTTTATCACCTCTATATTATCCTGAACATCTTTGAATTTCCAATTTACGCCTAGATCAAGCATAAGCAACACACCCTTTTATCGTTCTCAATATAACATACAATTTATTTTATGTCAAATGAAAAGGAGCTAATATGCTCCAAAAAGAATAAAAATGGGGTGAAATGTGGTTATCTACCACAAATTTATTGTATCACACTTTTTTAGGTATTGCAAATCCATATTTCATAATACCATTTATTAAATTTGCAACAAATTTCTTCTTTGTGTTTTATCTTGTATAATCGTTGTATTTCATCTGCTTGCCATTTCCAATAGGCATAACATCTTTTTTCTTTTTCTAACCCTATTACTGAATCTCTTATAAAACTATAATCAGGTCTTTGTAAATTATCACTTTCTCTTGGTTGTATTACTCTGTACATAATAACTCCTTAAATATAGCCATTAATACATTTACAACTATACTATCCCCAGCTAAATGGTATAAGCTACTGTCACTTTGATTTTTTGCACATTTTTCAAAATCTTCGTCTTTTACACCCATAAGTCTAAAGCATTCTTTTGGTGTTAAATTTCTAATTTTAAAATCTTCAGTTAATGTTCCTACGTTTATATTTGTCATTAATGTTTGTGATTTTTGCTTTTGTACTGTTCCACGATGATGTTCCATTCTACTTGATATATCAATTCCATCGCCAATTTTTGCCTCAAGATAACCTTTTTTTGTTGCATTTTTAACTAATATATGATTATCTGTTGCCTTATTCCCTTGTAGTGCAGTTAAAGTCCCAGCTAGATTTTTTTTATTTGTTAAACTTAAACTTTGCAAAAATCTTTCTCTTCTAGGATATCCGTTATCTTTTTGTGTAAGAAAACATTTAACCGTTCCATCTTTTATTAAAAATTTGTTGTTAACTTGTTTTTCCAATAAATCAGATAATTTTAATTTTAAGGGTATAGGTTTAGGAAATGTATAACTATAATCTCCTAATATGCTAATCATAAAACATCTGTTTCTCGTTTGTGGTATTCCATAATCAGTTGCAATTAAATCTTGCCAGTAGTTTTTATATCCTAATTCTTCAAGTCTTAATTGCCATTTATTAAAGTCTTGTACATTATCAACCCCATGTACTTGTGGTACATTCTCCATCAATAATATCTGTGGCATTGTTCCTAATTCATAACATTCAGTAAGTATTCTTTCTACTTCCCATAACATACCACTTCTTGTTGTTGTATCACCCATTCCTTTCCCTTTACCCGCTAAACTTAAATCTTGACAAGGAAATGAATATGTAAATATATAGTCATATTTATCAGTATCAGTTATTTCTAAATCTTTTGCTTTTACTTGTTGTATATTTACTAAATTATGTGTAGAACAAACATTATTGTATATTTTCTTTCTTTGTTTCTCACCTAATCTTATTATTTGCTCTTTTGTCATTGGCTCATTGTAATTGCTCGATATGCCTTTTTCATATAACCAACTTATTAACCAACTATCATTAAATAGTTGTTCACTATAATAATCTTTGTTATCATCAGTAAAATGTATATCTTTATATGCTTGAATACTTTTAACTGCCCACTCACATATTTTCCAATGTTCAAACTCTGCTTCTAAATATTTCAATGCAAGTGCTTGGCTACCATATCCTGCAAAAAATTCTATTAATCTTATTGGTTTAGTTATTTTGTATTTTGGGTATAGAACATCAAATATACTAGTCTGCATTATACTTCCTCTATTTCTAAAATAACCTTAGTAGTCTTTCCATATTCAAATGTATCTGTAAAGGCGGTTACATATCTTCTATTATCATCACGTAATTTACCATGCTTAACCATTGAATCTAATATGAATTTTTTTGCAAATGCTATATTATCTAAATCTCGCTTTTTATTGCCCTCTATCCAATGAAAATGTATTTTGATAGGTTTAGTCCATCTTGGCATTTTTGCAATAAATAAGCCTATATCTTGCTCTATTTTAGCCTTATATTTGTTTGCTAAAAACTTATTTCCTCTGCATATCTTCACATAATCATTAAGGGATGGTAACTTCATATCTATTTCATATTTCACAAGTAATTCCTCCCATAACGAGCAATCCAATCTTCTGCTGTTTTTCCATAATATTCACACCATCTTGCTTGTGCTGACCTTTTTGCTACTAAATCATATTCTCTGTTAAAATGTATCCCTTTTTTACTCATATTGTGTTGTTCTGGTCTTAAAAATATTATAAGTCCATCTTCAATAGATTTTTTTCTGTTACTCGTTCCAAACATTACTTCATGTCTGTGTGATCCTTCAAATCTTGTATTGCTCCAATATGGTGGATTATCTTGCATAATGCAAAATTCTTTATCTTTCAATTTTATACTCCATACCTTCAAAGCATTCTTTTGTTACTATTGATTTAATATCTTTTTCATCTATAACAACTTCTTCATCACTTACTTCTAAATATTTATGTTTTTTTATTATATTAATAACCCTTTCCCCATTAACATAATCTCCTACTTCTATTAAATCTATTAATTTTCCAATTTTAATTTTATCTAAATCTATATTTGGTGTTATTGGTAATATATTTGTTCTGTTTCTTTCTTCTCCTGTTTTTGGATTCACCCAAAAGCATATAGGTCTATCAAATTTTATTGTTTGTATACGTTTGACAACATCTTCTGATATTTCTAACACTTTTGCTATTCCATATTTATTTCTAACATATTTACCTACTATATCATCGTTCAACATTTGTGTTCCACTCCCTTTGTATTTGCCCTTCAAGTATTCTTAATTGTAATTTTATTGAATTGATGTTTTCTTGCGCTACATTATACATCGTTTCTGCTACGTCTCTTTTAAATCTTTTGTCTGCTACTATTGGTATTCCATAAATTATCTGATTTATTAATGTAACAGGCATATTCTCATCGCTTCTTAACTTTAATGCTTCTTCTCTTAATGTAACTTTATAGTCTCTTTCTGTTTCTGCAAGTTCTTTTCCATAATCTCGTAATTTTACTACGCTTGTATTTAGTCTTTTTGTCAATTCCTCTATATCGTTTATTATATCCATCCTAATCACCCTATATTTTGCCATTTTTAGCCCCATACAAGTGAGTTTTTAACTTTTTAATACATTTATACTATTTTGCCTAAAACTCTTCTTATATAGTCATTTATTCTTTTGGCATTTGATATACACATTCTATACTTCTTGTTGTAAAACTAGAATTTTGGAATATTTCTAGTATTTGTAAATCAATCAATCTTTGTTGTATTTCATCTAATACTTCTGATGCTCTTTCTTTTGTTTGATATATTCCTACACAATACAAATTATTTATTACTATACAATCCTTATAACCATCATAATCACCTAGTTCTATTTCATT